GTTGAAATGGTGTCGGTCTATGATGATAGAGACGTTGATGATTTACTAGAAGATTTTATGAATAAATTAAAGGTCGCTGTTTAGGCGGCTTTTTTTGTTGTTCTTAAAGTCGATTAAAATTCGAGTTTTAGGAGGTGTGGGCAAATGACAGTTATTACAACAAATTCCGAGTACATTACGTTAGAAGAAGCGTTGGACCTTATTACAGAACATCGCTACAAGACTAAAGGACGCTATCAGAAGTTAGAGAACTACTTCATTGGAAAACACGATATTTTAAATCGAACGATGGAAGACCCTTCAAAGCCTAACAATAAGGTAGTTACTAATTTACCTAGTCATGCGGTCGGGATTCGAGTGGGTTACTTTAGTGGTGAACCTTTAACCATTACAAGCGATAATGAAGCAGAAACGGAAGTATTGAACGATATTTTAGAGTATAACGACTTTCAAGATGTTAATAGCGACTTAGACGAGCTATCATCTATTCATGGAACTGCTAATTTAGTGCTTTGGATTGATGAAGAAGGATTTATTCGCATGAGTCCATTAAAACCATCTGAAAGCTTTGTTATTTATGATAATAGCATTAAGCAAGAGCCAATCGGAGCGGTTATCTATCGTCAGTATACAACTAACGATCAAACATTTACTGAAATCACGATTTATAACAAAGATAAAATCAGTTATTACAAAGGGGACATTCAAACACCGGTTTTAATAGGTGAGGAGCCTAACTATTTCGGTGATATTCCAATGATTGAGTTTATCGAGAATAAGCATCGCAAAGGTTCGTTCGAAGATGCTATCAGTATTGTTGATGCGATTGAGAATATCATGTCATCAAGTGTTAATGAGATTGAATATTTCGATAATGCTTATTTATTGCTTAAAAATCTAAGTGCCACAGATAGCGAAGATATCGCAGACATGAAGAATAACCGCACTTTATTAGTTGATGGTGACGGTGACGCTTCATTCTTAACTAAGACAGTGAGCGATACATACATTCAGAATATGTTAAACCGCTTAACAAACGACTTCCATAAGTTAACAGCTACACCTAACCTTACGGATGAATCGTTTGCGGGGAACGCTTCGGGAGTGGCTTTGTCTTATAAAATGTTTGGGTTGGAAAAACAGATGAATAAGAAAGAGTCTAAATGGCGCAAGTCGGTTCAACGAATGTTGGAATTAATCGTCAATATCCTAAATATGCGAGGTCAAAACATTGATTATCGAAATTATAAAATTACTTTTACGCGTGCTTTACCTCAAAACGTTACTGAGATTGCACAAATGGTTACATCACTTAATGGAATTGTTTCAAATGAAACGTTGTTGTCCTTATTGCCATTCATCGAGAAACCAAAAGAAGAGTTAGATCGTGTGAATAGCGAGAAAGAAGCAGCTTTTGAAACCTATTCATTCCCGATGAAAGATGAACCAGTTACAGAAGATGAAGAAATTTAAAAACACTGTTTTAAGAGGTGATAGGATTGAGCAAAAAAGACGATAAATACTGGGGGCCTTTGAGCAATAAATCCTATTGGCTCAAACGGTCTGAGGAACTGGATAAAGTCGCTAAAATGACCGAAAAAGAAGTCATGAAGAAATTATCCGCTTTATATCGTGATGCTTTCAGGAGTATTGAAAAAGAGGTTAATGACTTCATGATGAAATATGCAGTAGATCATAAACTCGACTATGCGACAGTGACTCAAATGCTAACACCGATTGACTTAGCGGAATATAACGAGAAAATCCAAGAGTTACACGCTATGTATCGTGATACTAAGTCGGAATACATCAAGATAGAAATTGAACGACTTAAAGCACGTTCAAAAATAACGCGTTTGCGGGCGCTGCAAGACGCGATAAACGTGGAATTGTGTAAAGTTACCCATGAGTATCAAATGACGCTAGAAGACACATTGATCGGATTATTTAGCGCCCAATATGAAAAAGCGTGTGAGTTGATGGGAGTTATGGCTCCAGGGATTCCGCGAGAAGCGATCAAAAAAATCATTGAATACCCATATGCCGGGAAGATGTTTAGTGACCGCATATGGGATAACAAAGACGCTCTTGTGAAATATATCCAACAGGATTTAACTGTTGGTATTATTCGTGGTGACAGTATTCAGAAGATGGCTAGGCAATTAAAAAAGGACTTAAAAGTACTTTATTATCAAGCCGAGCGCCTTGTGCGTACCGAAACGAATTACGCCATGAATCAAGCGCACTTGAAGGGTTATAAAGATAGTGGAGTAGTTGAGAAATACGAATTTCTCGCTGCTCATGATAAACGAACAAGTAAGTTATGCAGAGATTTAGATGGGCAAATGTTCGAACTGAGCGAAGCAACGGTTGGCGTGAATTATCCCCCCGTCCATTGCAATTGCCGCAGCACTGTCATTCCTGTTTTAGAAGATTGGTAATTAAGGTCGTTTAAAAACGGCCTTTTATTATACTTAAAATTATTTGCACTACCTGGGCAAAAGCACTTGTAGGGCACAAAGGAGTTATAAGAATGGAAATTACAAAAGAACAAGTTTTATCTTTCTTATCTGAAAATCAAGATGTTATCACAGAGGTGTTAACCGCAACTCATATTGAGAACTACTTACAAAACTCAGAAGGTCAAAAATTAATGCAACCTAAGTTGGATAAATACTTCAATAAAGGCTTAGAAACTTGGAAGCAAAATAATTTAGAGAAGTTAATTGATGAAGAGATCGCGAAACGTTACCCGGAAGAAACGCCGGAGATGCGTAAAATCAAAGAATTAGAGCAAAAGTTAGCTGAAAAAGAGCGTGAAGCCGTTCGTAAGGAATTAACAATCAAAGCTCAACAATTAGCAAGTGAAAAAGGGTTACCAGCGGATTTAGCGGCTTATTTCATCGCAGAAAACGAAGAGTTAACGATTGAAAATATCGAGAAATTCGATTCAGCTTATAAAACACACTTAGACAATGCAGTAATTGAACGAACGAAGGGTACGACGCCTAAAATGACTGCATCGCAGTCGCCAAAACCAAAAGACGTGAAGCAAATGACATTTGAAGAGTTTGCTAGGTCACGCCAAGAAAATTCTAATTAAAACGGAGGTTTTAAACATGACAGCACCAACTAAATTATCAAACTTATTAAACCCACAAGTAGTGGCAGAGTACATCGACGCTAAATTAGTGGACAAAATCAAATTATCACCATTAGCAGTAGTTGGAACAACATTACAAGGTCGTCCAGGTAACACATTAACAGTTCCTGTTTGGCAATACATTGGTTCAGCACAAGATTTAGCTGAGGGTGTGGCTGACGTTCCAGTTGTATTAAATTCTAATGATTCAACGGTTACAGTTAAAAAGGCTGCTAAATCAGTTGAAATTACAGATGAAGCTATCTTATCAGGGCATGGAAACCCAGTTGGAGAAATCGCAGACCAATTATTATTATCTATCGCAGATAAAATCGAAAAAGATTGCTACGCTGCATTAGAGGGAGCAACTTTAAAACACACTGCAACAGTTAGCGCAACATCTATCGCAGATGCTATCGGTTTATTCGGTGAAGATTTAGACGAAGAAATGCGTGTATTCATCAACCCACAAGAGTATACTGCTATCCGTAAAGGAGCTGAGTTTGTTCCTTCTTCAAACGTTCAAGGAGCTATCGGTGGTTCAATCGGATACATCTATAATGCAGCAGTTGTTGTATCTAACCGCGTTCCAAAAGGGAAAGCTTACATCGTCAAACCAGGCGCATTAGGAATTGAGTTAAAACGCGACACTAATGTTGAATCTGATCGTGATATCTTAGCAAAAACTAACGTTTATGCAGTAGATAAACATTATGCAGCTTACTTACGTGACAAAACTAAAGTAGTTAAAATTGCTAATGCTTAATCATTGAGGGCCTAGAGCCCTCTTTATTTAATAAAAGGAGGGATTATCATGGGTTATGCAATGTTAAGACGACACAAAGCAAAAGAAGTCGTTAAAGAAGCAAAGCAGACAAAGAAAAAACCTTCAACTAAGAAGGTGGAGAAATGATTGAGAATGTACTAATTAAACTAGGGATTTTAAACGACCATACACCGGAAGAATATAGCCGTGTGGAGTTATTTGTTGAAGATGCCGAGCGCGCGATTAAAATCGCTATTCGTAAATCATCAGTTCCAAAGGAATTAGAGTGGATTTGTGAAGAGATGGCAGTTATTAGATATCGTAAGTTTGGATCAGAAGCAGCAAAGAGCGAGAGTGTCGATGGTTATAGCGTGACATTCGTAGATGACATGATTGCGCCATACAAATCAATTTTAGATGATTATGTCGCTTCAACTGGTAGAAAGTTGAGGGCGTTATAATGATTGACTCTAAAGTTGAGGTGTATAAATACCAACCTATTGTCGATGGCTATGGTGGCTCTAATTTAGTTCCTGTTAAGTCTAATGAGTTACGAGGTAAATTTATACCTAAGGTGATGAATGAAGATGTTACAGGGGCGAAAAAAGGCTTTAAAATCCAAGCTAAACTTATTTGTGATAAAAGATTTAATCCGGCTGACGGGCAACTCATTAAATATGATGGATTAATGTATTCAATCATCGGGATTAAAGATATCCATTCGAAGGGCAGCGTTTTGGAGTTGGTTGTCAATGGGTAAGAGTGAATTTGCAATTGATGCTAAAGATTTCTTAAAAAGTTTGGACGATTATAAAGACAGCGTGGATAAAAAAACAAAAGAGGCTTTACTTAAGTGCGCATTAGCTATCGAAAGAGATGCTAAAAAGAATTTAACCGATAGCGGAGCAGTAGATTCGGGACGTTTAAGGATGTCTGTATACACGGATGTTCAAGGTATTAAGAATAATGAAGTTGAAATTGGAACAGATTTATCAAAAATCGGCCCTAAAAAAAGAAAAAAAGCCAAAGGTGTCAGCACTGGTGTAGAATATGCTCCACGCGTTGAATATGGAACACATAAGATGGCTGCTAGACCTTTTTTAAGACCGGCTTATAACAAAAACGTGCCAAAATTAGAAAGAAAAATCAAAGACATCTTAGGGGGTAAATAAGATGGACTTAGAACTTCAAAAAGCATTGTATGAGTTATTCAAAAGTAACTTAAAATTCCCGTTTTATGACGGTTTAAGGGATGAGGTTTATCCATATGGGGCCTTTAGCTACACGGAAGACAGACCATTAAATACTAAAACGTCAAAAGGGAATGAGATTTTTATTCAAGTAGACCTTTTTAGTGCTTATAACGGGCAGAAAGAGGTTAAGGAAATGGCTAATTCAGTCATTAATCTGTTTAGCGATGTTATCCCTGTAGGAAATGGAGAGGTCGCTAATTTAACGGATTGGTTCAAAAGAATCCAACGTGAAGATGATATTTACCATGGAATATTAGAACTCACGTTTGAAATTTACTAAGGAGGTGCTTTATGGCAACAGAAGTACGTGGATTAGATGTATTAATTAAAATTGGTTCGCAAGTGGTTGGTGGGCAACGCAATGCTTCATTAGAATTAAGCGCGGAGTCGGTTGACGCTACTTGCAAGACTACTGGTGGGTGGTCTAAAAAATTACCTGGTATCAAAAGTTGGTCGTCATCATGTGATGGTATTTACTTCTTAAGTGATGCTGGTATCACAGCGGTTCAAACGGCTTTCAAAAATAGCCAAGAGGTAGAATTAGAGTTCTCAAACACTGAGGGTATCTGTTACAAAGGAAAAGCGATCATCACTTCAATGTCAATCGAAGCTGGGCAAGATGACGTGGTATCGTATACAATCGCGTTTGAGGGTTGTGGCGAGTTAAAAGATTCAAGAGATTAAATTAAAAAGGTGGTTTTAAAAGATGGTTGATGGGTTAATTACTGTAAATGGTAAGCAATACTTCATTAAATACGATATGAATACAATTTGTGAGATGAAATTGGATGGGTTGGACGTTATGGCGTTATCGACTGGCGAGTTAGAGTTAGACTTTATTCAATTACGCTCACTTTTTTATTATGGATTAAAGAAAATCCAACGCGATCAAATTAAAACAAAAGAAGATGCCGGGAATGTGATGTCTGATTATTTAGAGTCAGAAGGTAATATCGAAGATTTAACGAATGTGATGGTTAACGCTTTAGTTCGCTCTTTAGGGTTTAAAGAGGGAAAGTAGATAGTGAAGAAAGTGCCGAACCATTCGAGTTATCAGACTACATCGACCGTCTGTATAAAATCATCGTTGGAGACATGAAAATGTCTCCTTCTTCTTTTTACTCGATGTCTTTGAGGGAGTGCGACATGGCAATCGAAGGCCATTTTGATGCGATGAAGCGTGATTATCATCTGAATTTCTTATCAGTATACAACGCTACTGGATTAATTCAAGGTGGCAAGAAATTCAAAGAAGTTAATCCATTCAAAGATGAGAAGAAAAAGAAACCGACCAAAAAAGAGCGTGATGAAACGCTAGAGTTTTTAAAATCGAAAATTTAACGGGTTGGGGGTGAATAAATGGCAGAAACATTAAGAGATTTAACGGTCAAGATTAAACTTGATAACGCTCAATTTAACAGCGCCATGAACCAAACCAAAGGAACGGTGGACAGCGCATCTTCTAGCATCTCTAGTAAGCTAAAAGGGATTGCTACGGCGGTTGCTACAGGGTTTGCAGTTAAAGCGGTAGTTAGCTTTGGTAAAGAGTGTTTGAGCGCGGCAGCAACGCTCGAAGAGATGGAAAATAAATTCAACGTTGTATTTGCAAACACAGGTGACGCTATGACTGCTTGGGCGAATGATTATGCGGACGCCATCGGTCGTTCATCTACTGAAATTCGCACGGCAATCAGTAATCAAGCAGACTTGATGATTGGTATGGGGATGTCAGAAGAAGTTGCAGGTGATTTGTCTAAAAAATACACTGAATTAGCGTACGATTTGGCTTAAATAAAACAGGTCAATTAAAACCTCTTTAATTCGGGGGAGGTCTTATTTACACACAAAATTTAATAACGTTTATGATGCGCTTTAATAATGTTTATGATAAAATGTTATTGAGGTGATTAAATTGAATAAATTCGAGGTATACTGCATTACAAATACCGTAAATAATAAAAAATATATAGGCATAACAACTCAGGGAATATATGAACGTTTCAGAAAGCATAAAGTTGAGGCTAATAATGGCAGTGATAGATATTTATGTAAAGCACTACGCAACTACGGTGCAGAATCCTTTAAAATAGAGTTAGTAGATGATACAGCATCTGATTACGAAACACTGTTAAAATTGGAACAGTATTATATTGAAAAATATGATACATTCATACCTAACGGATATAATATGACTGTTGGTGGTGAGGGTACAGTTGGGCGTAAGCATACTGATGAGGCACGTAAAAAAATATCAGAAAAAAGAAAAGGATATAAATACTCAGATGCCGAAAAAGAGAGAATACGCCAAAAGAGTTTAGAGGTGGCGTATTGGAAAGGTAAAACTATGTCTGATGAGGCGCGTCAGAAAATGAGTGAGGCTAAAAAAGGTAAAAAACTGTCTGAGGAAACAAAAGAAAAGCGTAAATATATTTATGAGAAAATGCGTGGGGAAAATCATCCTCTATACAGTGTAGGACATACAGAGGAATCTAAAAAGAAAATGAGTGAGGCTAGAAAAGGTTTAGGCGGTGTTAAATATAAAGCGTATAACGATTCAGATACAATTATTTTTAATAGCTTAAAGGACGCTGTATCTTTTCTAGGGTTAAAAGGTCATTCAGGTATTAGGAAAGCAGTACAGAAACAGACAGTCTATTATGGATATTATTGGTGTGTAGTAAGTAAATAAGATAATCCCGAACCAAGTCCGCATCTGCGGAAAGGTGTAACGACTATCGAAACAGCATATAAAGACAGTTAATAGCTGTCTTTTTTATATGGAATGGAGTAGAGTACAGCGTAAGCGATTGACGTTGGAAACGGGAGGGAATGGGATACCATTTAAGATATAGTCTAATCTATACGGTGACGTATAGCAGTTCATAGGAGAACGGTGTCGGTGTAGCGAACCGATACGAATATAAATGAGTTTTAATAACGTAAACGATGCGACAGCCCTTGAGGCTATGACGAAAGCCATGTTTGGAGAGGTTGAGATGGCTAAGCAACTCGGTCTCAATCTAAATGCTACAACAATGCAAAACAGTGAGTACGTCAAATCGTTGGGTAAAAAATGGGATGCAATGACGCAGGCAGAAAAAGCCGAAGCGTATTATCAAGAAGCATTAAAGCAATCGGTAAATGCTATCGGAGACGCTGAGCGTTCAAGTGGTTCTTATACTAATCAAATGAAGCGATTAGAGTCAGCTAAAACACGCTTATACGAGGTCATCGGGACGCAATTACTTCCGATTTTCACGCCTTTAGTGACGATGATGGGTAACATTGTGACTAATGCGTCCAAAATTATCGAAGCCTTTTTTGGAGTTTATAATTCCACTGGTTCTTTATCAGAAGCCTTTGAAGCGATAGGCGTTGATATTAGCGGTTTACAGGTTATTTGGGAAGCTATGACAACGTTCCTTAATGACACTTATCAAACCATGATCGCGCCGCTTATTGATGGTTTTAAAGAAATGATTAATGATATGGCTCAAAAGTTTGCAGATAATAGTGGGAAAATCGAAAGCTGCTTTGAAAATGTAGGATCAGTTATTAGCGATATTTGGACAAGCGTTATCCAACCGGTGTGGGATTTCTTCATGGATTATATATTTACATTATGGGATATCTTTAATGAAAACATCGGAAACGTATTAGACCTATGGGACACGGTGTCACAAGCGATTAAATCAATTTGGGAAAACCTATTAAAACCAGTATTTGAAAAGGTTATGGAATGGGTTCGAAAGTTATTTGATAAATTCAACGAATATATGCCGCAAATCCAACGGGTTGTAGATGAAGTGTTTGGAATGATTAAGTCAGCTTGGGAAACAGCGCTTAAACCAGCTTTTGAAGCGATCGGTTCATTCCTTAAGAATGTATTGTTCCCTGTCTTTGATGCGGTGTTCACTTACGGTATTATGCCAGTTGTAGAAACGGTGTTCCAAACGATTATTAAACTATGGGACAATTCTTTGAAACCGATGTTTCAAGGGGTTATAGACTTCATCGGCGGTGTGTTCACTGGCGATTGGAGACGCGCTTGGCAAGGGGTTAGCGATATTTTTGGCGGCATTTGGGATGGGTTAAAAACGATTGCTAAAGCGCCACTTAATGCAATTATTAACATGGTTAACGCGTTAATTGACGGCTTAAATAAATTAAAACTGCCGGATTGGGTGCCGGGTATAGGCGGTAAGGGGATAAATATTCCTAAAATCCCGACACTGTGGAAGGGTTCAAACTACACGCTTGGCGGTTTAACACTTGTAGGAGAACAAGGACCGGAGTTAGTTAATATGCCGAGGGGGGCATCTGTCACTCCAGCGCATAAAACTGAGCAGTTATTAAATACACCAAACGCAACACCGCAACAGGTGTCGATTGTTGTGCAAACCATGTTAGATGGAAAGGTGTTGGCTGAGACGGTTACGCCATATACAGACATCGTTTCCGGGAATCGATTGAATTTGAGTAAACGAGGTGTACTCGTATGATAGGAATTGTGAAAGGTGGTAAGCACAGTTATGATGATTTTGGTCTAACTGTGCGAGATACCACGACAGAAACAAAAAAGAAAAATAAAACATTAGTCAAAATCCCTTTTATGAATGGATCATATGATTTTAGTTCTTTGTATGGTGGGCAGACATATGAAGAAGAAACGAGAACTTATGAGTTTAACTTAATCGCTAAAGATAAATATGATTTAGAGATTCAGAAAATTAGGATTTCGGATTGGTTGTTAGATGGAGAACAAGCTGAGATTTACGATGATTTGCTAGTCGGTTATCATAGACTAGCGGAGTGCGTTGATTTAAGTTTTGAAGAAAATCATAATTATGCTAAAGTAGTTGCTAATTTTAGGACTTATCCATTCAAAATCAGAAACGAGTATGAAGGTGCTGACATTTGGGATACATTTAACTTTGAATTAGATGTTGCACAAGATGTTAAATTCACTGTTGAGTCGTTTAAAAGAGAAGTTTTAATCAATAACGGTTCAAACGTTGTGACACCGGTTGTTGTTTGTAGCGCTCCAATGACTGTGACGTTAAATAATAAAACGTTCAAGTTTCCGGAAGGAGAAAGCAAAGACTATCGTTTCAGATTGAAAAAAGGAGATAACCCTTTAAAAATAGAAGGTAACGGGACAATCGAGTTTAAATTCAGAAAGGAAGTGTTGTAATGTACGATGTTAAATTAATCAATAACAATGTAGAAACCTATATAAACGTCACTTCCACTGATCAAAACGCACCTCGCATTACTGGTTCGATTAAACAAGGAATAAATGCGATTGATAGTTTTACTTTCAATATCTATCCTAACAACCCAGGGTATACACAAATCAACCCTTTCAAAACGCGTGTAGAGGTCGAAAATTCCCTCACAGGGCGCGTTGAATTTATAGGTCGAGTGTTAATTGCCAAACCGTCTCTAGCATCGACTGGCGAACTTAAAATGAGTGTTGTTTGCGAATCTGAATTAGGTTATTTAATGGATTCAAGCGTGACATATGCAGAGTATCACGATCTAAGCGTAAAAGATTACCTAAAAAACCTTATCGATAATCATAATTCACAAGTTGACGAAGAAAAACACTTCAAAGTAGGAATCGTTGATGTGGATTCGAATTTATATCGTTATTGGGGATATGATAAGACGCTCGATACACTTAAAGATGATTTGTTAGATAAATTAGGTGGGGAATTGCGCGTCAGATACGAAGGTGGAGTTCGTTACTTAGATTATTTAACGGAAATAGGTGAAAAAAAAGAAACAGTTATTCAACTAACGAAAAATCTTGTCACGATTGAACAAGAACGCGATCCAAGTGAGATTATCAGCCGATTAATACCGCTTGGTGCTAAATTATCAGATGATACTGATGAACGTCTAACGATTTCTGACGTTAACGATGGCAGCATCTACATTGATGATGACGAAGCGATTAAAGAGTTTGGGATTATTTGCGCCACTAAAACGTGGGATGATGTGACATTATCGACCAATCTTATCCGAAAAGGAAAAGAGTTTCAAAAAGAAAACAATCGCATCAAAAAATCTCATAAAATTGATGCCGTTGACTTAGCGTTAATAGGTCTTGATTTAGACACGTTCGAAGTCGGAAATTATTACCCAGTCATCAATCCACTCATGGGAATCGATGAAGTGTTAAGAGTTACTTCAAAGACCATTATCATTGAAAACCCCGAAAGTTCATCATTAGAAGTTGGAGATAAGTTTGAGGATATTAAAGATTATCAACTTCAAGCAATCAAGACAAGCGATGAACTTGTTAATGTCAAAAACACGGTGCAGACAACAGTTAAATCACTAACCACTGTATCAAGTGAATTAACGAAAACGGCCGAGGTATTACAAGGCACAAATGCAACTATGGCAGACGCTATTCAAGTGTTAAATACAAACGTCGAAGTGACTAGTGGCATCTTAAACGAGTTAGAAACACTAAATAAAAAGCTAGACCGCATGAATAAGCGCCTAGCGTTGGAGGTGTAGATCATGGAAGAATTTGCGATTATCGCTAATCAGACATTGACTAATGAAGAAGAAGTTATTTATTCAAATAGCAGAGGTGCGGTTGTTAAAACTATTCTTCTAAACGCCCCAATGCAGACAGAAGTGGTTTTGGTATTTGATGAGATTCCGTTTTCGTTTTTAATCGAAAAGGAAACAACTGTAATATCAACGCCTATTTTAACAAAAAAAATTAAGGCATCCGGTGATGGCGTGAATGTGCATATCACCGGATTGCAATTATAGAGGTGATGCTATGAGTATTACAAATAAATTAAATCAAATAAAAAATGCCATTTACGGCAAAGAAGTTCGTGGCGCCATCCATGACGCGATTAAAGAGTGCTATGATGACGCATCGGTTAACCACGACAATGCAAATATGGAAGTTAAAATGGCTCGTGGAACTCATAATACATTAAATGATCGTCTAGATAAATCCGAGCAAAAATTAGACGAAACTAATGCACAATTGTCTAGATTAGAAAATCAAGTAAATCCATTTACTACAACTCTAAGTATATCTAAATCAATAGCGGAATTAGGAAGTTCGCAAGACTTAACATTGAACTGGTCTTATAATCGTGATATTAAAGCGCAAAAAATCAATAACGATAATTTAGACATTAGCATTAGAAGTAAATCGTATTCAAACGTATCGACATCTACAACATATACGCTTACAGCTACCTCTACGCTTGACTTAACAACATCTAAGAGTGTGTCAATTACATTCACAAACGGTATTTATTATGGTACATCAAGTTCAACTAATTATAACTCAGACTTAATTAAGAGCTTAACTAAAGAGTTGTCAACCAATAAATCAAGAACAATTACTGTTAATGCGTCCTCTAGTGAATATATTTATTATTGTGTTCCAGCGAGATTAGGAGAATGTTCATTTAATGTTAATGGATTTGAAGGTGGATTTGATAAGGTAGCAACTGTTTCATTTACAAATGATTTTAACTACACAGAAAACTATTTTATTTACAAATCAACAAATTCAAATTTAGGGACTACAACAGTAGTTGTTAAATAAGGAGGAATAAATAATGGCAATCGAGTTAATTGATAAAATAAAACAAAAAAATGGTGGAACATTTAAGTTAATGGATGCTGAAGATATTGCTTTTGGAGAACATTCTTTAACCGAAGAAATTGATAGCGTTAAAACACAATTGTCAACAAAAGCTAGTGAAAAGGCGTTAGCGGTAGAACGTGCTAGAATTGATAACTTATCAACACTAAGCGAAGGCTCAACAACAGGAGATGCAGAGTTAATTGATGCCCGCACTGGTGCTAACGGTGTTGTTTATGAAAATTTAGGTCAGGCTATTAGAAAACAGATTGATAGCAACATTACACATTTTATTAATCTACCATTTCAAACAGTTGAAAACCATTATATTTCACATGATGTCGGTGAGGCATGGGAAATGGGTGGTTATTGCGCGACTGAGTTTATTAAATTAGTTGCCAGTGATTTTATTTATGTTAAAAATTTAAACTACGATAGTAAGGACGCAGGAGGGTTCTGTTTCTACGATAAAAATAAAAAATTTATTAGCGGTTATCAATACGACCATGATGTTAATTTAAAACTACCTATTCCTGAAGGTGGTATGTATGTTAGATTTACATTTAAACCAGCTTATAAAAATCAAATTGTTGTTTATCAAGACCAGTTACTTGTCGTAGAAAAAACAACAAGTGCGATTGACGACTTAACGATTAAAACAGACAATATTACAAAAGAAATTGCTCTTGAAGTGGGATATGACAACACTTACACTTCTTCGTTAGATACAATCGTTAGTGGCGCTGACACTGGAGATTATCATGTCACAACACCTATTACAGTTAGAAAAAATAGTTATATCACCGTTATAGCTGAAGGTTATCAATCAAATGTTTCAATTATCAGTAAATACTTAGGAAATTCTACAACTTGTAAATCCCTTGTTCCATCACAAGACGGTGTTACAATTTATCATTATTTAGTTCCTGAAGACATGGAAATTCTTGTTTGTTCGAAAAAATCAATAGAATGGAAAATGTACATGGTTGATTTATTAGTTGAACCTCTACAAGTATTTGAAAATGAAGTGACTCTTGCTCCTCAGTTTGAAACTGGTCATTATATTGCACACGATAGCGGAGAACGTTATGACTTCGGAAGTGATTTAAGTTGTACCACATTCACTGAAATCGACGAAGGATTTAATACATTAATCATTCAAGGCTTAAATTATGGTGGAAAAGATGCCGCAGGACTTGCATTTTATAATGAAAATAAAAACTTTATTAGCGGTTATCAATACGATAATACAACTAATTTAAAATTAGAAGTTCCTAGCAACGCTAGATATTTTAGATTTACGATTCGTACAAATATGATACCAACCGTTGTCGTTAAGGAGGCAGGAGAAAACCTAGTCGAATACTTACAAACTTTAAAAAATAAATTTGATAAAATCGAAAATCATGTTGAAAATGATTTTGATTATTGCCAAATTTTCCATAAAATAGCGGGTATCGGGGATAGCTTAATGAGCGGAGAGTTAGCATTTTACAGCGAAAGTGAACAAACCAATAAATTCGTTGATCTTCATAAATATTCGTGGTTAAGTAACTTATGTAAAAATATAGGAGCAGAAGCGACTCATTATTCAAGCGGTGGACAAAGTACAAAATCATGGTTAGAAGAAAAGTTAAACGACATGAAATCAGAATCGGTATTACCATCAGCGTATTATATAGGACTAGGAACAAATGACGCTAGTGATGTTGATGGTTCGCCTCGTGTTCCTCTCGGAACGATTGCTGATTGTGATACTAATAAACAAACATTCTACGGTTATTATTCACGTATTATCAAAGAAGTAAAGGAATTCAACCCACACGCTAAAATCTTTTGTTGTTCTCTTTATTACACGATTGATTACAACTTAGAAAAAACTCAAAACTATTGTCGTGCGATTAGCGAAATGTGCGATAAATACGGGTGTTATTACATCGATTTCTTCAGTAAATACGGTGAATTTTATAGTCGAAATGACAATGTTTTTATGAGTGTCGGTCATTTTACATCGCCAGGGTATGTGAGAGTTGGAAAAGAAATTCAACAATTAACCAACGAAGTTATTAGTGGAAATCAGACTGATTTCATGTTTGTAGGTTTAGAATATAAAGATATTTAGAAACAATTGTGTAATAGTTAATTAAAAACGACGTTTTAAGCTACCAATGCGGTAGCTTTTATTATGGAGGTGCAAAATGGGCATTATAAACGTTAAATTTGATGTTTACTTTAAGCGAGAATTAGGTACGCTTTTCAAATCTAATGAAGTTGATTTAGACGGACTAGAAGCTAATGTCAATTTAGATTTAAATTTAGTTGAAAGCATGAAAATTAATTATTTAATTGATGGTAAAAAACTTACTGACGACATTACTATAAAAGATATTGAAAAGAAACTTATACTGATTCCTTTCAAATCAGAAGTCCGATTAGGTGGAGAAAAAATTCAGTTCGAAATTCAAGCCAATATGAAAAATGGAGACGTAAAAGTCTCTCAAACCTATGCGTATGACGTGGAAATGGGTATTGGAGAAGGCGCGCAAGTCGGAACAGGAGGAGGCGGGGACGGACACACTCACTCTAACTTATCAACCCTCAACAAAGTAACTGAATCTAAATTGCGAGAATGGGACAATAAAAGTAACTTTAGCGGAAGTTATAACGATTTGACTGATAAACCAACGGATTTAGCCACTCAAACATATGTTAATCAAAAAATTGCAGAAGCATCACTAAGTGGTGGTGATGTCGATTTATCCGGTTACGCTACTATTGATTTTGTAACGCAAGAAATTAACAACATTGAACTAACTCCCGGGCCTCAAGGGCCAATAGGACCAAAAGGGGATACCGGACCACAAGGTGAGCGCGGTATTCAAGGGCCACAAGGACCTAAAGGTGATCCAGGAACAACGTCATGGAATGATTTAGATGATAAACCGACAATTCCAAGCATTGAGGGGCTAGCCACTCAAACATATGTTAATCAAAAAATTGCAGAAGCAACCCTAAGCGGCGGCGAGGTTGATCTAAGCGCGTATGCTACGATTGAATTTGTAGAGCAAGAAATTGAAAAGATAGAGTTAACCCCAGGTCCTCAAGGTCCTCAAGGTCCGCAAGGGGAAAAGGGTGAAGTTGGTCCTCAAGGTCTGCAAGGGCTTAAAGGTGATAAAGGTGAAGTTGGTCCTCAAGGTCCGCAAGGGGAAAGGGGTGATATTGGTCCTCAAGGTCTGCAAGGTATTCAAGGACCTAAAGGAGACAAAGGTGATCCGGGCACGACTACTTGGGAAGGAATTACAAATAAACCTACTAATTTAGCTACTGAATCGTTCGTCACTCAGAAGATTGCAGAAGCGTCGCTTTCGGGTGGAGGTGTAGATTTATCCGGATACGCTACTATCGATTTTGTGACTCAAGAAATCAATAGCATCGAGTTAACCCCAGGCCCTAAAGGAGATAAGGGAGACAAGGGCGATGCCGGCGAAGTCGGACCGGTTGGACCACAAGGGTTACAAGGCGAAAAAGGAGATCGAGGCGATATTGGACCTATGGGGCCACAAGGTCCTAAAGGGGATAAAGGGGATAAAGGGGACACTGGATTACAAGGGCCTCAAGGTGAGCGTGGATTGCAAGGTATTCAAGGTGTTCAAGGGCCAAAAGGTGATAAAGGCGACCCTGGAACAACGTCATGGAACGACTTACAAGATAAACCAAACATTCCAAGTGTTGAAGGATTAGCAACTGAAACATATGTAAATGACAAAATTACCCCGAAGTTAACAGGAAACTCTACAACAGGTAAGACATTAACATTAACTGTTGACAAATATCAATATGCAGTATTATCAAATGGAGACTCAATTGGATTACCATCCGTAAGTTCTTTCACTGAGATTCATTTATTTTTTAAAGCAAGTGCTGATTTGACGCTAACTTTCCCATCTGTGAGATGGCAATCAATCCCATCTATTACATCTGGTCGCACTTATGAAATAATTTTCACATATGTTGTTGATGAGTGGTTAGCTGGTGTTATTTGCTACGAATAAGAGGTGAAATTTGAATGAGCAGAAAATTATTATTCAATAAAAATAACGCAAATTCATACGGTTATGTAAGATACGTTGGAGCTATTATTAGTGCAGACAACACAATAAAAGCATCTATGAGAAATGCAATTTTAAAAGGAAAAACAACAACAAATTCATCAACATCCAACCTTTTCGATATAAACGGAAGCGTAACAGATTTTGGCAATACAACGCACGAAATAAGTGGAGATACCGTTACTGTAATTGGGGGGTCGTTTGTCGCATTCAAGATTTCATTGGAGGCAAATAAAACATATACAATCAGTTGTAAAACCAATGTTTTCGGCGGTGTTGCTATAATATCTGATTACACTCGGCCTGGTTCTGATCTTTTACACCCTAGAATAACTGGTACAGAAATGAATTTCACATATACACCAACATCTAATTACCCTAATGCCGGATTATTGTTATATGGTGGTAGTTATAATGCTGGCGTAACATATAGCGATATTTTTATCACAGACGGAGCATCATCAACTCAGGGCTCAACAAGTGTTACCAATCCTGTATTAAAAATTTCGAATACAACAGAAATAACAATAACTGAATCAAATATAGTAAAAAATAAATATATAAACGGCTACACAGGAGAGATAACAGATACTCCGCAAAACATAGGGATATTCACAAGAATAGTAGAACCATCATGTACTTATATTTATAGTGGTATTGCAAATATGAGCTATTTCGTTACATCTACCAATGGCGGTAGAATGACTTACAATATTGTTGATAAAAGTAACAATATTGTATCTTACGGGTTTACAGCTGACAATAAGTCTGATACAGCAATAACTATTCCTAGCAATGGATATAAAATAACAATATCTGTTGATTCAACAAGACCCAATGTTGTTAGATTGAAAAAAGACAATGAACCAAATGATATTAAAAAGATTATTTTATCATGTAATGAAGAAGTTATACTTCGTTCCAATGAAAATGTGTATGATGAATTAAGTCTATTAAATAGTCAAGTAATTCAACGCATTGGAAACGATGGGTCGGTTTTAACTTCTGAAATATTTAAAAATGTTAATTTTTTAATAGTGGACGAGAACGGAAATAATCTTGACAACATTACATCTTTTGATGGAACGACTTATATCACAACGTCAAGTGACACTATTGCACCAGACTTCGATGGTGAAATAGCTACTGATAATTAATATTAGAAAGGAGAAATAAAATGAAGTACGCTATATTAGTTGGTGAAAAGTTGATTTATGCAAAAGATTATTACTTTTGCAATAACGGAGAGCTAATTACTAACTTCAATAAAGATATTGAAGCTATGACGCAACAGGGATTTAAGGTTGTTGTAGACGAAAAACCAGAGTATGACAAAGATTTGCAAAGCTTGTCTATTGTTGGTTACGAAGAAACAGATGATAGCATTACAATTATTTATGAGATTTTAAATATACCTGAACCAAAGCCAACTCCAACTTTAGAGGAGAGGGTTATTAGTTTAGAATCAAATTCACTCGATATTGTAGCAACTACTTGGGACATGGATTATCGAGTGTGTGAGATCGAATGGGTGTTGGAAGGTTCCGGCATCTTGGCTGTAGCACAAGCGGCACAGGCATTTAATCTTAAGAATAAAGGAGTGGGTACAATGGCATTAAGCAGATATGAACAAGCAAAAATTATGATTTTAGGTGGAGCATACGTTCGAGAAACATTAGAGCGTCAATTAACAACTTATTTGCGTCGTGGCTACTTGACTCAGGCAGAGTATGACGAATTAATTGCGTTAATGGATGCTCGCGAGTTAGTTACAGAAGAAGAAAAATAAAAAAAACACTTAAAAACTAAATTTTAATCGGTTCAACAAAAATAGGTCACTCAATGAGTGGCCTTTTAATTTAAAAGAGGGGTAAAAATGGAATTAGTAACTTTGGAAGTCTTATTTATGATTTTTTTTGGAGCAATAGTAACTGATTTTATCACCGGTGTATTAGTAGCCGCTAAACAAGGGAAGTTAAAAAGCCGAACTTGCAGTAATGGGATGTTCCGTTCAATCGGTGAGTGCATTGTGTTAGTGATTTTTATTCTTATAGATCGATTAGTTCCAGGATTGAGTTTAATCTTAAGCACTTTTGTCCTAGGATTCGTATTTAAAGAAGGTTTAAGTATTGTTGAGAACTTAGTCCAGTTGGATGTATGGGTTCCAGACTCAATTAAGCAAATGTTAGAAGTAGGCGTGAATAAAGTTAATTCAAAAGAGGTGGAGTAATATGACTTATTTATTTAAACAAAATTTAGTTTCAGTATCTAAGCATTCAATCAAATGTCCTAACTCTATGACACCTGCGTTCGTTGTGATTCACAACACCTATAACGACGCATCAGCAGCTAACGAGGTCAAATATATGATTAGCAACAATAATCAAGTTTCTTATCACGTTGCTGTTGACGACAAAGAAGTTATCCAAGCGCTTCCGCTTAATCGTAATGCTTGGGCGTGTGGTGATGGCTCTAATGGCCCGGGAAACCGAAAAGGAATTAGCATCGAAATTTGTTACTCTAAGTCAGGCGGTTCAAGATATGCTGTAGCTGAGGAAAATGCGGTTTATGTAGCGGCAAGATTGCTTCAAAAATACAACTTAGGAATTGACGAATTAAAGCAACACGCAGATTTCGCTAATAAAAATTGTCCGCATCGTATTCGTGATGAGAAACGCTGGGACGAATTTAAAGGGCGTGTCCAATGGGTATTAGATGAGATTAAAAAAGGAAATATTGAATCCGCTCTTGAATCCGGTACAACAGAAATTAAAAAGACAGCGCCATCTACAGTAGGCAAAGATCAATGGAAGAAAAATGACAAGGGTTGGTGGTATGAATACACTGATGGTTCATATCCAACAAACGAATGGCTAAAGATTGATAACGAATGGTACTACTTTGGTAATGACGGTTACGCTTATTGTAACAAATGGGTTAAATGGAATGATGTGTGGTACTGGCTAGATAAAGATTGCAAGATGGTTAAAGATTGCATCTTATTAATTAATGGCAAATACTATGCCTTCGATAAAGATGGCAAAATGAAAACAGACGTTGAAGTAAGTGACAACGGAGATTTAATCTTATAAACACCAAAAAAATAATGAAGTTCAATTGTGTGGTATAATATATTTATAGGCGGTAGCCTAAATATAATAAAAAATCAAATATCACATAAAAATCTCTATCAGATGAAGATTAAGTAAAAAGAGGTAGATTCGGTCAACTCCGTCTCTACCTCTTTTTTTATTTAAGTGCAGTTCTGTTAACATTAAATATACTCTCTACTTCATCTGTCGTATAGAACGATTGATGCCACAACATTTTTTGCAAAGAAAATTCTTCTACTAGATGCTCACCTAAAGCAGTTGCATTCGAAATCCATAAATGGTCACCGATTCGATACATGGTAAATTCAGTATTCTGATAATAATTTTTTTTAGTTTCCATTTTCATCATCCCTTCTTATATATAGAACCATTAATGTGCGCCAAAAGCAATTAAAAAAGTATTTTTAATCGACTAACTTCTTGCTAACTTCATGATATAAATCGTATAGATCATGTGAAATATAATCCGCAACGTGACAGAAGAACCACCAGTCTAGGCATGGCATAAACTCTTTCGGTGTATTCTCTTTAAAACTAAGATATTTCTCAATGGCTTCTGATGTATTTAAGCAACCTTCAAAGTCAATTTTTTCAAAGTCCCATTTTTCCATAAAACTCACTCCTTTAGTTATGGTTTAAAGGTGGAATCGGCACGCGGCCGACTCCTTAAAAGTTTTCGATTTCATCTAAAGTGTAATAACCACGATCCCAAACTCCTTCGTAACACTGAAACACTAAGCACACATCTTCATCAATAACGTTTGAAATCCATAAATCATCATTCACTTTATTTAGTTTTAATACCTCACCATAGAAATTAACTTTCACAATCATCAACTCCCCTTTGCTTTATATTACATTATATGCAATAACGCAGAAGAAAATAACCTCTTTTAGAAGTTTTTATAAGTTTTTTTAAGAAAAAATAAGTTGAAAACCGAAATTAAAAGTTTATTACTTATAAAATAGGGGATTATAAGATTGAACCTTCTTTTAGAAGTTGTCAGAAGATTTTATAAGTTTTTAGAAGATTTCGGTTGATTTTTTCTTCTAATCGTCATATAGTGTAGAGGACAGAAAAGGAGAGTGATACTATGGCTCAAAAAATAGGGCTAGAAGTAGCAAACGGCTTTATAAAGGTAGTTTCTAATGACACAGAGATAACTTATCCTAATAAAGTGAAACAACTAACTGGAATCGAATTTAATGTGCTAGGCGATCTTGGTGTCGTGTATGAATACGAAGGGAAACAGTATATCTTAGATGACAAAGGCATCAGTAGCGGTGGTCGTTCATCTAAAAGATACTTAACGGAAGATTATTTATTAGAAATGCTTATCGCAATTTCACAAGTTATTACTGATAGAAATGTATCGTTAACGATCGGTGTTCCGTGTAGAGATTTTGAAAATTCAACATTAAAAGAGAAGATGACTAAATACCTAAGCGGTAGACACGTGTTGTACGTTACTACAAACGGAGAAAAAGAAGAGTTCGTAATCAATATTGTAAAATTAAATATCGTTTGCGAGCCTCTTGGGACTTTGTGTGACTTTGTATTTAACGAGAAATTACAAATTGTAAACAACAGGAACCAATTCAGCTACGTCATCGTAGATATCGGATACTCAACGACCGATATTCTTGCAACAAACGGTCTACAAATCGACAAACTTGCTGGCGATGATATTGGGTGTATGGATATCGTAAATGGCTTTATACGCCAAGCAAACGCTAAATATCAAGGTTCAGACTATCATTTCACCCATTCCGATGTAACGAACGAAATATCTCCTGTTATCGAAAAATATGGGAAAACATTTAATTTAGAAAACGAATTAGACGTTGTGAAAAAAGCGGTAGCTAATGAGTTGTCGGCAACGATTAGACGCAGCGGAATCAATCCGGCCCACTATGATCGCATCATTTACACTGGCGGCGGAGCGCTAGCGTTGAAAGATCACATAGAATTAAGAGAAAATGAAGTGATTTATCCGGATGCGCAGATCGCAAATGCTAGAGGTTTCTATAAATTCTCATTAATCAAGGGGTGATACAACATGGCTCGTAAAATAATCAGCAAGAAAACAATCACTTTTTATGAAGGTGACGAAATGTTATTAGAGAAAATCATGAAAGCGGCTGATGATGAGAAACGCAACTTTTCATCATTTGCGCTGAAAGCATTAATTGATGCAGTTGGCGATGTTGGAGAAGCAGTTGAAAAACAAACCGAAGCGCCTGTTGAAAGCCAAAATGCTTTGAAAGATTGGTAATTACATCTATAACGATAAAAGAAAAAATGATTAAGCACTTGGTTTATCCAGGTGCTTTTTTGCGTTTAAAAAGCCTATTTTAAATGTATAAATGTTGCGAAACCTAGCCAACATATACTAGAGGTGGTTTTATGAGCGGCGCTCTTTACACGATAGCAATAATAATCTTGTGTGTATTGTTAATGTTTATCGTGATTGTATATAAAGATATTTTATTTTGGAAGGACAGATCAAGAGTTGAATATATGTCTCTTAGCGATTTAAAACGCATGGATCCGTTCAAGTTTGAAACTTATGTGGCCAAACTATACAAAAGTATGGGGTATTCAGTGCAACAGACGAAAAGAACAGGCGACGGTGGGAAAGATATTGTCGCCACCAAAGACGGGCAGACGTATTATATCGAATGCAAAAGATACTCACGCCCGATTAGTTCTAATAAAATGAGGGATTTTGTGGGCGCTTGTGTGCTCGGCGGCAAAGATGTAAAAGGGATTTATGTCACGACTTCCGATTTCACAAATGATGCAAAAAGCGCAGCAAAAAGGATTGGAATACAAATGGTAGACGGCAATAAATTGATGAACATGATTAAATCATCGCAAAAGTAAAAGTCTTGGTACTAACCAAGACTTTTGAGCATATATTGTATTAAGTGATAAATATTGAACCAAGATTGGTAGCACTTTGGTTAGGATCTTGTCCTGGACCAACGAAACGAAGCATAAAAAGGTTGATACGACAATAAATAGCGAAGCGCATTTAATAAAGAGGGAGGGGCGTGGTTGCCCCGACCGAATTTATTAAACTGCCCATTTTTAAAAAAATTATTCGTAGAAAATAAAAAAAGGGGGATTTAAAAATGAGTCTATTGCTTGGCGTTATAGCTGCCGGTGCACTTGCGTATGGTTTGGGATTCGCAACGAATCGAAATAGTGAAGAAGATGATAAAAAAAAGCTGAATGAATTATTCAAAACGGTCCGACTTTGTAATAAAAAAGAAGAACCGGAATTTGCCTATGTGAAGTGGTTGAAAGAGTATGAGACTTACACCCTATTTGGGATTGAACTCCCAAGTGGGTGCGACATTAATTCCTTACTTAAGTTAGAATACGCAATTGAGAATGTATTTAAGAACGATGTAGAGATTCTATACGATAATCAAAATTACAGAGTTAAGGTGTTTAAGGGCCACTTGATGAATGCGAAAAAATACCCTTTTAAAGTTGTGCCTATTCCCGACACAGATCATCTATACATCACAACGGGTATGTCTTTAGATGGTCCTGTGACAGTTAATCTCACCAAAACAATTCCGAATATATTGGGAGCTGGGACGAGTGGTTCGGGAAAATCTGTGCTTGTTAAATCTATTGTGTGTCAATTGATTGAAAATTATACACCCGACCAACTTAAAATTATTTATTTAGATAACAAGGGTGGGGTGGAAGCAAATACATTTAAGAACATTAAACATTTAGCCGCTATGTCTAGTAATGTTGAAGAAACTATATTAGAGCTTCTCGATATCAAGCAAGAAATGTTTAGAAGGTTAAAGCTAGTAAAAGATGCAGATGTAACTGGAATAGTATCTTATAATTCTAAAGTTAATAAAAAAGACAGACTCCCCTTTATCTTTGTTATCATCGATGAATTATTTTCATTCATGACACTTCCGGCATCCCCACCTAACCGAAAAGATGCTACGAGTGAGGATTTAATATTCAACCAAAAGACCGCCTATCGCACTATGGCTGAAATAGCTTCAATGTGCCGAGCGGTAGGTATCCATCTAATGTTTTGCACCCAACGTCCTACAGATAGCGTTATACCGACAAATATCACTTGTAACTGTGGTTTAAGAATCGGCTTAAGAACATCAAACGAACAAGAGAGTCGTAATATCATCGAAGAGAAAGGTCTTGAAATTATTGACATTAACGCAGTAGGTCAAGGAATTGTCAAAACTGATAAACTAACAAGATTTCAAACTTTTTGGACAACAGAAGAAAAAATACGTGAGGTTTGCGCTAAGAATAAAAGAACAACACTTGAAGCTAAAGTCATTAACAAAGAAAAAGCTGATGAAAAAGCTAAGTCACAAATTTTTGATGCTTTTGCAGAATAGGAGAGGATTGTTATGTATAGAACTTGTCGTCATTGTGGTCAACGCGTTCATCGTGTTGTTTGCTACGAATTTGGAACGTCTGATTTTTGCGAACCATGCGCAACTAAGTTAGGGCTTTCGCAATTGGTAGAAGAATATGAGGAGTCGCATACTTTTGGTGATTATGATCCGTTAAGTGACGAGTGGTACGATGAATTGAACACGCAATTAGCTTATCACGATAAACAGTATCAACAGCTACTGACTAAGAAAGCTAGAAAGTAGGGATTGATATGGCCGGAAAAAAATATTTAACATCAAGAGACATCAAAATGATTAATTTTTTAGAAGATACTTCGTTATTAATCACCGCAAAACAAGCCGCTATGCTATTTTACAAATCTCCAACCAATAACGTTAAGTCATCAATAACTGTTGCTCAAAATAGACTTAAAGTGGCTCACGAACTAAAACAAATTAAGCGTTATAGAGATCATATTGACCAAAGTTTTGTTTATTACGCAGGTAAAAAGCCAACCAAAATCGAACACAAGTTACTGATTACTGATTTTTTGATGTGTTTTTGCAACGAATTTGAAGTGATAAGCATAGAAACTGAGTTTAAAAAGTTAGAGAAAGGGTATGGCATTCGACCGGATATTTACATCATCTTTAGATTTGGAACAAACATAGTATCTGCTTTAGTTGAATGTGATAATACAAAAGGATTCACAAATGGAGATGCCTATTTGAAAGTTTTAGAAGCTAAAAAAAACAAAAAACTAACTACCGTATTGCCATACCCATTGTTGATAATCTCATGCACTAATCACAAAAATAATCATGAATTTCAACCGATAACAATCAAAACAGACTTTAGCAATTTTTCAAAAATAAAATTTGCATTAATTAGAGCATACGATAACAAAAAATGAGAATAATAAAAAAGGGGCTATCCGAAAGTGTGGATAACCCTTTTTATTTTTTATTGTAAAATACGACATTATTTGATATCATTCAATTGGCAAAATAAAAAGACTCCCACAAAGTTTGGTCGCGGAGTGGAAGTCTAAACACTGTATTAATTAATTACAAACGTAATTAACAACTTTTTATCAAGTTCGTTTGTAATTATAATATCATTTTAACCAGTTTGCAAGACTTTTATTCTGTTTGGTTGAAATTTTGTGCGGAGTCCTTTTGTTTGCTACTAAATAACAGCACCAGGAGGACTTTTTATATGAAAAACTTTAGAAAACACAAACAACGAAGCAGAGGATTCACTACTATACCAAACGATATTTTTAAGGATAAACGATTATCATTAAAGGGTAAAGGTCTTTTATGTCAATTGTTAAGTTTGCCTGACGATTGGACATATTCTGAAAAAGGTCTTACTCAGATCATGAAAGATGGAAGTACATCGTTAAGAAGCGCTATCGAAGAATTAGAGTCTTGTTTTTATCTTCATCGAGAAAGAGTTCGCGATGAAAAAGGTCGCCTTAAAGGGGTTGTTTATCACGTTTACGAAGAGCCATTCGAGCCTGTTGAGGATGAAAGTGGAAATGTGAATTATAACCCTATACCGGATGATTTTTATTACGATTGGATGGACGAATAAAAGTTATCCACACCCATGAAGACTTAGTTCTTCTTGGGTTCCAACCTAATTTGCGTTTTCCAAATTAGGTAAAGAAGCAACCTAATTTGCGTTTTCCAAATTAGGTGATGCGTAAATAGGTGTTTCCTAATTTGGTGAACTAAGCACAATATAATATATATATAATACAATAAGTAATTAATAAAATAATAAATAATATTATTAACTACGCGCGCGTGCGCGAGAAATTAAAATATAATGATTAAAAAAAAGGAGGTGAATTAATCACTTCCTTTTTTTTTGCTCTCTTAAGAAATCTAAAATCGACCGCACTTGATTTAGCTCTGATGTATTAAAACGAGGTCCGCCAAACTCACAATCGGTCTTTATTTTTTTTAAAAAATATTGTATAATTTTGTCAAATCGTACCAATATTTTAGTAAATAGAACATACGTTTGCCTTTTTGGGATAAATATTATACGATTAAGGGACAATCGATTATAAGGGGATGGGGTTTAATGATAGAAAAAATAATTGAAATTATTAATCGGATTGAGGATGAGTCAAAATTAAATGCCATTTACAATTTCATTTTAGGGTTAACAAAAAAAGGCTGAGAGATTTCTCGGCCTTTTTTATTTTGTAATTTGTTCAACTAAACTTTCGATGAATTTCCAACCGTCATCATCTAAATTCAACATCGCTTTAATAATTTTCGCTCTTGTCGATGACTCATCGTTATTAGAAATGAACATTCCCATAAGATATGCCAGTTCATCGATTTCCGGTTCCGGTTTATACATTTCCCCTGTTCCGAATCTCAACCATTCCTCGTTGACATTGTATTTTTCGCAAATATCTTTCACCGATCTATCGGGGATAGTAACCGTACCAGATTCATAATAACTCAACTGACTTCTTGAAATATTTATTTTATCAGCAAAGGCTTGTTGAGTTCGTTGTTCCTTATTAGGCTGGCTTTTTCGAATCTTTCTAATTCTCGTGTGCATTATAACCACTCCTTCGATATATATAATACACTATTATATGTGGGTTAGCCACAAAATATTCAAACTTTTTTTAAAAAAATGTGGACATACCACAAAAAATGGTGTAGAATTCTATTTGTCGGTGGGAATTCCACAAAACAGACAAAAAACAGAGGTGAAGAGATGACGATTGAAGAAAAGGCTCAAATCGTGTCAAAGATATTTGCAGCATTGGATATTGTTCCAAAAGAGCAAAAAGATCAACTAACGGGAATCATTATCGGCTATTCAATGGCGAGTCAATTTAAAGAAACTAAGGGGGCTTAGAAATGGGTTGGATGGATTTATCACTTGTGGCTTACGAAAGTATTCACGAGTCAGTAACAGGTTTTAAAATCTATCGCCAACATCAACAAGTGGGGACTATCGAGAAGAGAAATGGCGAATGGATCGCAGCATTTATGACAGGTTTTAAGGTTGTAACATTTCAACATGAATCATTTGAATTTTGCATTAACAAGTTAGCGAAATTAATTTAGGGGGATTAAAAATGGAAGGTTCATTATTCTTATTAGCTGTTATGTTGTTATTCGTTGTTGCGTTAAAAGCAACAGAAGTTGGATTCATCTTGATTTGCAGAACATTACCAAGACGTAAGAGGTTAGCCATTTACAACTGGCTTTGCACTAACGTATTCGTTGAGGAGGTACAATGATGAATTTCAAACATTTGCTTATGGATTTAAACCGTATTGAGAGGGTTATTAACGAAACTGTAATGGATGAAGTTGAGAGAGGATTTATCAACGATCAAGCGCCGGAAACTATTAAACTGCCTGTTGATGATTTGCTGGGCGATCTTATAATCGCGATTTTAGACGATTTAAGGCTTCCTAAGTACATTGTCGAAAAAGATGTCGAGGACGACAAAATAACGCTCCAAATCGACTCTAAATGCGTATCAGACGCATATAACGACTTGAAAGCTAATTGGAGAGTAGAAGCCGACGTTATTAAACAACAATATTTTAAAGATAAAGGGGTGTATTGATGCAACAAAAAACTTTTAACAAAAATTACTACGCTATCATTCCGGCAAATGTAAGGTATGACAAAAACCTAACACCGAATGCGAAGTTGCTTTACGGAGAAATAACTGCTCTTTGCAACGAAAAAGGGTATTGTTGGGCAAACAACTCTTATTTCTCAGAGCTTTATGGAGTTAGCAAAAAAACAATCTCCAATTGGATCTCATCTTTAGATGAAAGAGGGTTTATAAAATCAGAAATGATTTATAAAGAAAACTCTAAAGAAATTAGAGAACGAAGATTGTATATAACCCGTATGGAAAAAGATTTCGTAACCTATGGAAGAAATGTTCTAAACCCTACGGAAGAAAACTTCCATACCCCTATGGAAGAAAAGGTTAAGGATAATAATACATCTTTTAATAATACATCTAATAATACAAGAGATATAAAAGATATTGTCGAGCATAGCCCGACTGAGCCTGTTCCTTACCAGGAAGTAGTTGAATATCTAAACCAAAAAACAGGCAAAAACTTCAAGCACACATCTAAAGTTACTCAACGTCATATCAGAGCAAGACTTGCAGAAGGATTTACAGTAAGTGATTTTAAGCAAGTGATTGATAAAAAATGTAACGACTGGCTACGAGATCAGAAGATGAAAGAATACCTAAGACCGGAAACTTTATTCGGGACAAAGTTTGAAAGCTACTTGAATTCAAAAACAACAACGACTAAACAAACAGGGCCTTATATTGATTCGTGTGGGTTAAGAGTTTTATAGGAGGAAGAAATGAAAAGTTTATCTCAATTAGCACTAAAGCTATCTAAAGAAATCGATTGGGATTCTAAACTTACAGATAGTTACGATGCAGGAGAAAAGACAATCACTCAGCAATTAGTCGAGTTAGATAATCAACGCACAGGCAATTTAAAAGATTTTGATTGCGATCTATGCCTAAATAGAGGTTTTATCACTTACTATGACAAAGACAATGACACGTCATATATCGATGATTGTGAGTGTATGAAAGTCCGTAAATCAAAGAAAAATGCAGAAGAAAGTGGCATGAAAGAATTATTAAGCCATAAATTGCGGTTTTTTGACGCCACAGAGCCTTTCCAAGTCGAGATGAAGGAAAAGGCTAAGGATTACATTTTGAACGCTCAGAAGTCAAAAGAATGGTTTTTAGCGCTAGGTCAGAGTGGATGCGGTAAAACACACATCTGTTCATCCATCTGTAATGAACGAATGACACACTATGACGAAGATAAAAAAAGATATATTCAAGTCAAATACATGATTTGGAATGACTTCGTAGATAAGTTGAAACAAATGAGTTTTGATTCAGACCGTGATAATTACTTCAACGACTATTCAAAATCAGAAGTTTTATACATTGATGACTTCCTAAAAGGGAAATTCACGGATGCAGACTTAAATTATGCTTTCAGATTAATCAATTATCGTTACAACAATGATTTAGTGACTATCATATCATCTGAGTTGTTAATCAGTGAGTTACGACAAATCGATGAAGCAATCGCCGGAAGAATGAAACAAAAAGCGACCAATCGCTTTATGGTGCAAATCGGTCGCAATGAAGAGAGAAATTATAGATTTAAAGATGAGGTGGTTTTATGACAAATGGGGAAGCAGCTTTATTTAAAATCGGCATTCATCCAAGCGGTGTGATGGCTAAACGCGTGGTCGGGTTTATCGATTTTTGGACTTCAAGTGATTTAGATTTTGATGCAGCGTTCTTACGCTACTGCCGAAAAAACGAAATTGAAGTTAAGACGTTAATTGTTGATATTATCGCGATAAAACAAAAAGCCATCAGCAATAACGAGATGCTGCAACATCTCTTTAAGCCGATGACTTACGTCGAATTTATTACGATTCTTGCTCACATGGGGGTTAACTAAGGCGCTGCATCACTTTAGTTAAACAATAACGTAAATATTTTACACGTTTATTATACGCAAGTCGAGAGTTAAATATTCATAAGAACAAAAATTAGGAGAAAAAACGATGAAGAACGTGGTTAGACAAATGTTGATAGATTTGGGTGTGAATCCGTCGAATAAAGGTTTTAGTGAATTGAGTAAGGCGATTTTAATGGTCGTTGATAAGTGTGAACCTATGATGATGAAAGAAATTTACCAATCGCTTTATCCGGAATCTGAGGTTAAATATTGCGCCTTTGATCGCAACTGTCGATGGGCGATTGAAAATGCTTATTTGGTTGATACTGATATGTATAAACATCTATTTGGGCAAACAGAAAAATGCCCGAACCTTAAATTTTTCATTCATGCGGTTGCAACAGAAATTCAAATCGATTTCGGAGGGGATAAATAATGAGCAAACCAACATTAAGCCAAGTTGTAGAGTTGAACAGAATGCGCGATGAGTTTCTATATGTTTGGAAAGACGGCAAATGCTACTGCATCGAGAATGACTATGTTGTTAAAAATTTCGGTGATGTTGAAATTTATGATTTAACGATTCATTTAATGGGAACGCAGAAAAAAGATGGGAAAGTATTTGTCCCTAAATTTGAAGTGATTTTGTAGGAGGGAATAACATGAATATTTACGGAAAATTAGCAAAAATGAAATGCGAGTTTCAAGAAAAACCTTTGAAAAAAACAGGGTTCAACAAGTTTGCGAATTTTAAATATTTCAAACTTGAAGATATCATGCCGATTATTAATGCGTTAATGGATAAACATGGGTTATGCGGGGTTATTTCGTTTGATAAAGAATATGCAACTTTAACAGTGATTAATGTAGACGATCCAACGGAAACGATTGTTGTAACATCTCCAATGGCGGACGCTAACACAAAGAATAGCACACCGATACAGGCGCTTGGTTCGACTCAGACTTATTTAAGACGCTATCTCTACCTGGCGCTACTAGATATCGTAGAGGATGACGAACTTGATGCAACGATAGGCAAAGTTGATGAAAATAAGCCAAGCAAGACGAAAGCTAATGTTAATGCAGCTAAGATTGTGAAGTTAATTGAATCTAAATACGTTAATGAAATCGCAGTGCAACAACACGTTAAATCCGCTTATGGTGTGGATTCTTACGACAAGCTGAACGATAAGCAAGCTAAAGAATTAATTGAAATGTTAAGCCAAAAGCCTGATAAAAATGCTTAAAGCAGTGTTTTGGGATTATCAAGAAGATTCAAGGGGAGCGTGGCTTAAATGCCACATCCCGAATGAGTTAATTGACGAGAGGTTTATAGCGGATGTGATGCACGGGGAAATTAGAGTTGACGACGGTAGAAGGATATCGAGCGATCAACGTAAGAAGATTTATGCGTTATGTAGAGATATTAGCGACTATACGGGGCATGATGTTGAAGATTTGAAAGAGAATGTCCTAAAAGTAGGATTCATGATTAAAGAAGATAGAGAGTATTTTAGTTTGTCAAATGTAGACATGACGACAGCGAGATACTTTATCGAATATATTTTGGAGTTTTGCTTCGAATGGGATATCCCGTTAAACGCAAATACAGTCGTTTTAGCGCGAGAAATAAACAATTACCTATATTTATGTCTAGTCCACCGTAAATGCGCTGTATGTGGCAGAAAACACGCTCATATTCACCATGTCGACGCGGTTGGTAGTGGTAGAAATCGAAATGAAGTGGATCATACGAAATTAAGGTTAATTGCCTTATGTGCCGAACATCATCAAGAGACGCACACGATAGGTTGGCAGACATTTAACACTAAATATAAAGTCGATGGCATTAGAGTGAGTGGAAAAACAATAAGAAAGCTGGGGATTTAATGGTATTTCGTAAGTGTAAAGATTGCACAGAGAGACGTTTTAATTGCCACAGTTATTGTGAGCCTTACTTAGCATACAGAGAAAAGATGAAGAAAGTTTATGAACTTAGAAGATTGAATTTTGATGCGGATATTGGTCCGGAGATTTATCTAAAAAGCAGGGATAGGAGATGTGAGCGGAGATGAATGATTTGATTTATGTGAAGTACGACACGGATCATTTTACTCGAATAAGCCGAGAGGGTGAACTCTATGCACTGAATAGAGACCAGTTGGAGTTGATAACAAGCATTTTGGAAGATAAGAACATCCCGTATTACACATCTAAAGTTGAATTTTGCACAAAGATTAAGTGGGATAAAAATGCGGACAAACCCCTAGAGGAGTATGAGGGGCTAATAATTAGAAACCGAAAAAAAAGCCAAGAAGATATCATAATGGATATCAAGAACGACAACCAAAAAGGGACAATCGATAACTTCTTAAGGACTAACGGGATTACGCTGAACCCTTTTTGTAGATTATTCGGTGTAAGCAGCAACACATTCAATCTTTGGAAAGAAAATAAAAAAATGCCAACTTGGTTCAAACAGTTAGCTATTGATTTAGGTTTTGATGTTAGCGAATTTGATGTGTACAAAAACGCGAGAACAGACGCGAGCAAAGTCCATCCTAAAATTTTAGAATTGGCGGTGGGGCAAAATGAGAGAGTTTAAAATTCCTGGCAAGGCACAAGCCAAGCAAAGGCCTAGAATGGGTAGGTCAGGCATTGTATACACACCAAAAGAAACGTTGGTTTACGAGAATTACGTTAAAATGTGTTATTCAGATTACGCCAAACAATTTGGGTGGTTGCCCTATGAAAATCAAGTCAGAGCCGAAATTGAGGTTTTGGTTCAAGTGCCTAAATCAGATAGCAAAGTTAAGAAGAAGGCTAAACTTGAAGGTGAAATGCGTCCTACGGTTAAGCCGGATTGTGATAATTTAGCAAAGTCCATTTTAGATTCATTGAATGGATTAGCTTACCAAGATGACAAGCAAGTGGTTGAATTGAGTATTAAAAAATATTATGCAGAAAATGCAGAAGTGAGAGTCAGATTAACGGAGGTATAAAAATGAACAATGTAACATTAATCGGGAATATCAGTACAGATTTAGAGGTAAAACAAACAACGAGCGGTAAAGCGGTGTGCCAATTTAATTTAGCGGTCAATGGATACGGGGATAAAACGGACTTTATTCCGGTGCAAGTTTGGAATAAACAGGCTGAAAATCTAGTTAAGTTCCAACAAAAGGGTAGCAAAATTGGCGTTGTCGGGCGCATCTCGGTTGAAAATTACGAAGTTGATGGGCAAAAAAGAACTTTCACCAAGGTTGTAGCGCATGAAGTTGAGTTTTTAGGTTCAAAGCAACAGGAACGAACAGTTGCAGAAGTGCGTTATGAGAATAAACAACAAGATCCAGGAAGTTACTGGATGAACGGCGGAGATTTTAGTTCAAATATTAACATTAGTGATGAAATGTTGCCATTTTAATTAATTAAAGGGAGAGATTGAAGATGAAGAAAGAGTTTGAAGTATTTAAAGATGGCGTCAATTTAAGAGAACGCAAGGTTAAGCGTGGTTATTTACGTCAAGAAGAAATGAATCAAATCATGATGTTAGGCGCTACTCATCAGTTGTTGATGGGGATACGCTCGCTAACAGGAGTTGGCGATTGCGTACCGATTTGGGAAAAGTTTCAACAAAGCGGAATTATCACAAAAGAACAGATTAAGTATTTAAAAATGGCGACAACCTATCAGCGTAAATTTTTCGAGAGTTTCATCAAGGACAATTTGGATAGAAAGACGAAAAGTACACTAGATAAACGATTGAATAGATGGGAATTACGTTTAGCAGATGACTATCAAATCAAAAAATTAGAAAAGATGTTATCAAAATGCGGTGAGCGTACGTTGACGCTTGGTGAGTTTCATTCGTTAATTGATGGTAAGTTATACGCTGAGTGTAAAGGTTGTACTAAGAACCGCAATGAGTGCAAGTTGCGAGATTTTTACGAAGCTAATTTTGTGCCACCGGTTGATGATCTAGGGAAGATTGAAAGTGGCGAAGTGGCTTGTAATTGTGAATATAGCTATTAAAGGGGGATAAGCCGATGACGGTTGAGGAATATTTGAAAAAACACAATATGAAGCAAAGAGAGTTGTCTAAACTTTCGGGGGTGTCGCCAAACGCTATTTCTAAATTAGCTAAGGGCGAAGGTAGATTCGGTGTCCAAACGGCTAACAAGTTAGCTAAATTAGGGATTTCAATTCCTAAAGAAATGGTACTAACGCCATCTGAAAAAGGGAAAATGGGTGGAGAAAAAGCAAAACTTCTCAGAGAATCAAAAGAACTTGAAGCGGAGATCGCGGCAACTAAGCAAAAAGTGAAATTAAAAAGATTCCAAGTTGTCGCTATGAAAAAATTCGGAAATACGATTGTGTCAAAGAAATTTAAAGCTGACGGAATTATTGATGAGTTTGCTAGGTTAGGGATGAAAGTTGAACTTAAAGATTTCAAAGACAAAACTTACTACGGTTGGAATACGCACTACATCGTTCAATTAGTAGATTAGAATAGTTATTTTAAGGAGGAAGAAAAAATGAAAAACACTTTAGGCGATCTTAATCTTCATTTATTTGCGCAACTTGAAAGATTGAGTGATGAGGATATCAAAGGCGAAGAGTTATTAGAAGAAATTTCAAGAGCGAAAGCTGTGACTTCAATCGCTCAGCAAATCATCGCTAATGGTTCATTAGTGCTAGAGTCTAAGAAAATGATGGATGACAGACTAGATGCAAACACTAAATTACCTAAAATGTTGGAGGGATAAAGATGGGACAACCTAAAGGAGCTAAAAATGCTCGACCACAACATATTTGGAGCGACGAAGAAAAGCAATATTTAGCTGAGATTACGCCAGGTAGGCACTATCACGAGATTTTGGAACTGATGACCGCTAAATTTTGCTATGACTATACGATTAATCAAATATCTGGAGCAATTAAGCGCTACGGCCTTAAAACAGGTTTTACAGGTCGGTTCGAGAAAGGTCAAGAACCAGTTAACAAGGGTACAAAAGGCTTGATGAAAGCTAATGTAACTTCGTTTAAAAAGGGGCATAAACCTCATAATTACAAGCCTTTAGGCTCAGAGAGGATAGTTAAGGACGGATATTGCGAGGTAAAAGTTAGCGATACAGGCAGACGTTGGAGACCGAAACACGTATTAATTTACGAAAAACATCATGGGAAGGTGCCGAAAGGTTCTGCCGTCATCTTCCTTGATGGAGATAAAAGAAATTTCGATATAGACAATTTATACCTTGTTACTAGAAGTCAATTAGCGATGTTAAATAAAAATAGCCTTATCCAAAAGGATGCGGACTTAACTAAAACGGCAATTAATGTGGTGGATTTGATGAAGAAGATTTCGGCAATGGAAAAGAAAGATAAATAACTCTTAAAGGGGGAACGGATGTGGCAATAAATGCGATTGAGGCTTTACGAACTTACAAATGTAAAAAAGAACAATTAGCAATGATTGAGTCACAATTGGAGTATTTAGAAAAACCTAAAATTAAAGCTAAGGTGATTACGGACGATATTCCAGGACCGCGAATGAGTTTAGAAGAGCAATACGAAAGATTGATGCTAAAGAAAGATCGATTAAGAGTGAAATGGTTGGCGGTTAGGTTAGAGGTAGCAGCAATCGAAAGAGCCTTATCGTTAATGCAGCAATATATGCCGGCTGAAACTAATGCTTTGAAAATGAGATATCTAGAGTTAAAAAGCGTTGAGTTTGTCGCAGAAGAGTTGGGGTTTTGCGATCGCGAGATTAAACGTAAAGTAAAAAAAGGTCGCGAAGAATTAGAAAGATTATTGAATGAAGTTTTTGAATAGGAGGAATGAAAATGAACAAATTAATGAAATTATCGATGGTGGCTGCCCTAACTTTAGGGTTAGTCGCTTGTGCTAAAGCAGAAGAAACAGAAGAAAAAGGAATTAAAGTCGGAATGGCGACAGATTCGGGGACAATCGATGATAAATCGTTCAATCAAGGAACTTGGGAAGGTGTGTTGGAGTACAAAGAAGATAATCCAAGTGCAGAGGTTCAGTATCTAATGCCAACAGGCGAGACGACACAGGATTATTTAGAAGCGATTGATAATTTAGCGATGACTGGTGTAGAAGTGATGGTATTACCAGGATTTAAGTTTGAGGAAGCGTTAGGAGTAGCGCAAGAGAAGCATCCGGAGATCAAATTTGTTGCGATTGATGCAGAACCACTTGTAGGGACGGATGCCGAGGGAAATCCGGTGTATGAAGTGGCAGATAATACAGTTTCAATTTTCTTTGCAGAGCAACAAGCGTCATTTTTAGCCGGAATTGCGACAGCATTAGAAACTGAAACGAATAAGGTTGCCTTCTTAGGTGGAATGGAAGTCCCAGCAGTTCAGAAGTTAGGTTGGGGATTCGTCGCTGGAATCGCGTATGCTAACAATTGTTTAGGGACAAATGTAGAAGTGACAGATTATGTTTATCAAGGGACTTTCACTGATTTAGACGCAGGAAAAGCGATCGCTGCCGGAATGTATGACAAAGGTGTTGATGTTGTATTTGCTGCTGCTGGTGGTGTTGGTGTCGGTGCAATTAATGAAGCTAAGACAAGAGCCGAAGATGGAAATGAAGTCTTTATTGTTGGTGTCGATGTAGACCAATACGACGAAGGATTATTGACTAACGGTAGTTCAGTGATATTAACTAGCGCTATGAAATATCTAGGGCAAGCAGCTTACGAACAAATTAACGCCTATGCTAATGGTGAATTTGAAGGCGGGCGCACGATTTTAATGGACGTTAATGCGAATGGCGTTGGACTTCCGAGGGTTAATCCTAATTTATCAGACGCGACAGTTAAAGAAGTGAATGAAGTTGCAGAGATGATTAAAGCAGGAGAGATTGAGGTGCCTAATACAAAAGATGGTTTAATCTCATTTTTAGATGAAATGAATTGTGACTTTGGCAATTTAGGTTATTAAAAAACTAATTTTAAGAGGGAAAAGAAAATGAAACATATAAAAAATGCAGTTTGGTTTATTAGAGAAAGTAAGAAGTTTACTGGATATGGTTATTTCAGAATGTTATTTAAAGAAAACTTAATTGGAAAAACAATTTGGTTTTGCAAAGAAATGAATGAATGTTGCTAAAAATATAGTTTTAAATTACTTAGGAGGTAAATAATCATGGCAATGCTTAGAAAAGAATTTTGTGTGGAAGAAGAAGAAATCGGAGACAAATTGAAAGAAATTTGGGAAATGTACGGCGACAATGCTGAATCAATGCAATTAACAGTGGTAGGACTATTAAGACCAAGGATTTTAGTTGACATCGTTGAAATAGAGGATTAGATTCATTTAAAAATACAGTTTTAAGGGGTTGTTGTAATGAATAAAAAAGCAAAAGATATGTTTGACGAATTGCATGAGTATTGTACAGATAATGAGTATCAAATTATTGAAGTATACTTTCAAGATGGCGAAGCTGTGTTATTGGATAATTTTTCACAAACTCGTTTCGTTGCTATTTATGAAGATGGCTATTGGGAGTAAAATAGACATTTAAAATTGATGTTTGAAAGGGGAAATGTTTATGAAATTTGTTGATTTCAATCCAAAAGAACTTAAAGTAAGTAATCGTTATGGAAATATACTTGATGATTTAGGTAAACTATGTGAGTTGAAAGTCTGTCAAGTTGGTCATGGGTTAGTATTTACTACAAAAGATTCAACAACGAGGACAAGCGAAGTTATCTCAATAGACGAAGGTTTTAGTCATATTTTAGTGGAAACACAAAATAGTTTTTACGTGTTTGAGAAGTAATTTAAAATACAAATTTTAAATATGTTAAGGAGATAATGAAATGAAAAGTATTTTATTAACAAATGATTTAGTTGCAAATATAAATGAGTTTGGCATTATTGTTAGCATACTTGATATGAGCATTCCAATGACAATAAAACCTTCTTATAACAATAAAGAGTTGTTTGAAAAATATCAGAAACAAGTGTGGAAAAAATTAAGTAAATAAAATTAGACTTTTAAATACATTTAAGGAGTGACTAAATATGGAGTTAAATAAAATTTATAATATGGATTGTTTAGAGGGGTTACAAAAATTAGACGACGAGTGTATTGATTTAACAATAACATCGCCACCATATGATAATTTAAGAAAATACAATGGTTATTCATTTAATTTTGAGTCTATCGCAAAAGAATTATATCGAGTCACAAAAAATGGAGGGGTTGTTGTTTGGATTGTTAGTGATAAAACGTATAAGGGTAGTGAAACATTAACGAGTTTTAAACAAGCCTTATTTTTTAAAGAAATTGGATTTAACGTGTTAGATACGATGATTTGGAAAAAACCGACGTTTACAGACACAGGAAGTTTAAAGGTTAGATATGGAAATGTGTTTGAATATATGTTTGTTTTTACAAAAGGCAAGTGCAAGACGTTTAATCCGATAAAAGATAGAAGAAATAAATACGCAGGATCACAAAAACATGGAACAGTTAGACAAATAGATGGAAGTGTTAAAGATATATCTTCAAAAGGTAAAAAGATAGCAGAGTTTGGTCAGAGATTTAATGTTTGGGAAATAACTCCTGAGAAGAACAATAAAACTAGACACCCAGCAGTATTTCCAGAACAATTAGTACACGACCATATTATTTCATGGTCTAACGAGGGAGATATTGTTATGGATATTTTCATGGGAAGCGGTACTACCGCTAAAGTATGCAAGTTGACAAATCGAAATTACATTGGATTCGAGATTAGCAACGAATATTGTCAAATCGCAGAAGAACGTTTAAGTAAAATTGTGGCGTAAATGTAATTAAAATCAGAATTTTAAGAGGGGCATGAATAATGTCCCTTTTTTGTCACTTTTGTCGATAGAATATATGGTATTATATTAATGTGTCCGATATGACGACGGACGTGGTTGTTATTTAAGTATGGCATCAAATAATCTCAAACCTTTATCTGTGTGACATAACTCAAGAGTTGGGTTATCTCCATTGTGTCTATGAGCGAGGGTGTGACGAACCCTCATATGCCGTTAAGAGTAATAGTCGGTGCAACTCCGGCAAACGGCTAACATACTACTATAAGTTCTTGATTATCAACGCGGTCTGTAGTAAACGAAGCATTAATTTCCTCAAACAATTCATATTATCCAAGAGGGCGGTTAATAGCCGTCCCAATATGCTCGACCAGGTTGGCGTTATTCCCTAAGCGGTAGGTTCGAGTCCTACTAGAGCAGAGTGAGCAGAACATAACATAATAATCTCCTTGTGAGTAATAAATTTAACTTTACTTTGTCTTTAAGTCTCTCAAATGCCATGCTACGGTGTGGCAATATGCAAGTGTAGCTTATGTTAGTAAAGCAGAGGGTGAAGTTGGTGCAAATCCAACCGCTTGCTAGTCTCCTTACATTCGTATTTAGTGTGTTTATGTGAAGTTGGTTTTTTTCATAGTTGAATGATTCCTTTTCTAATTATTTTTTAATTTTATTTTCTACTTTTTTCTTTCTTTCAGTCATTCCCTTTCGGAATGGCTTTTTATTATGTAACAAGGTGGTGATAGTCATGGCGAAGTCTAAATATGAGACTCATGTTAAAGATAAGTTAATATTAGTTGAAGGTTGGGCGCGTGATGGCTTAACCGAGGAACAGATAGCGCATAATTTAGGAATTTCATATTCGACACTTAAAGAGTACAAAAATAAACATTCGGCTTTAATGACTGCCCTAAAAAGAGGAAAAGAAGTGGTCGATTATGAAGTCGAAAATGCACTTTATAAAGCAGCAATCAACGGTAATGTCACCGCTATGATCTTTTGGTTAAAGAACCGCAAACCTCATGGTTGGAAAGACCGCAAGGAAGCGCAGGAGATTGAGTTACAAGCTAAAGAACTTGAACTTAAGGCGAAGAAATTCGATTTAGAGAAACAGAAGTTAGATCAAGGCATCAGAGATGATGTGGCGATTAACATAAATATTGTCGGTGATGACAATGCAACTTAACATCCACGCAAGAACGTTCAGCGCTAAATTTCTTCCATTGTTGAATGATTATTCTCATCGTTGGGAGATTTACAAAGGAAGCGCCGGAAGTGGTAAAAGTCATTTCATCACTCAAAAAATTATTATTAAAGCGTTAAGAGAAAAGCGCCGGGTTATGATTTGTCGTCGATATGGAACAACAATGCGTAACTCGGTTTTTAAATTATTTAAAGACGTGATAGAGTCATTTAAAATCACTCATTTAACGCGTATCAAAGAAAGTGATATGAGCATTACACTTCCCAACGGTAGCGAAATTATATTTGTCGGATTAGACAATGAGGAAAAGTTGCTTTCTATTGCTGGGATTACAGATATCTTTATCGAAGAAGTCTATGAAGTCCCAAAAGAAATCGTAGACCAGTTAAACTTGCGTATGCGTGGCAAAGCGCCTAACCAACAGATTTACATGGCGTTTAACCCGATTAGCGCTAAGCACTGGTTATATGACTTCTGCGAAGGTTCAACAAGACCGGAAAGTTCGATTTATTCACAATCTACATTCAGAGATAATCCCTTTTTACCGGATGAATATGTTAAGGCTTTAGAGGATATGTATCGCACGAATCCTAATAAGGCTAGAGTGTTCTGTGATGGGAATTGGGGAGCCGATGTTGAAGGTCTTGTATATAAAAATCACGTTTTAAGCGACTTCGATATTAACGAGTTAATTAAGCAAGGCTTAGAAGTAAGAGTCGGCATTGACTGGGGGTTTGTTGATCCTACAACGGTCGTTGTCAGTCTGTTTGACAAGTCGAAAAAAGAAATTTATATCATTGGTGAGTTTTATAAGCGCGGCGCTACCTTAGAAGAAATCAAAGATGGCATCATCGGGTTAGGTATCAGTAAGCAAAAAATGTATTGTGATGGCGCAGAGCCGGACAAAGTGGATTACCTAAGAAGAAATGGCTTCAATGCCGTTAGTGCCAAAAAGGGTGCTGGAAGTGTTAAAGCCGGCATTTCTTTCTTGCAGGATATGAAGATTATTTGCCATGAATCGTGCGTCAATGTTGCTGCCGAACTAGAGAACTATGTGTATCTCAAAGACAAAAAGACCGGCCAGTATATAGAAGATAGCTACGATCATGACTTTTCTCATACGATGGATGCCCTTAGGTACTCATACAGCGATTTATACAGTGCAGCGCGATTAACATCAGCTAAGTTAATGCTAGGTATTTAAAATTTAGGTTTTAATAGGTATCAAACCAACACTCTAGGCATATGATGTATTGAATATGTTACGGGGGTGTTGATATGGCATATAAAAACGTAAATACACGCAAGACAAGACGCGTGATGAGTGCTGATTGCGATGATTTAAAAGGTGTTAATCAAGATAACTTGGATTTGATTGAGGATTATCTCAGTTATATGAAGGGTACAGGAAAAGCCGATACCACATTAACGGTGTATCGGAGCAATTTGAATATTTTCTTTGTGTGGTGTAAAAACCATTGTAAGAACAAAGATTTTTCAGAAGTTAAAAAGAATGATTATCTAAAATTTCAGACGTATATGGTGTCGGAGAATCTATCGCCTGCTCGTGTTCGGAATGTGAGAGCGACCTTATCCAGCTTAAGCAACTATATCGAAACAATGTTAGATGAAGATGAAAAGTGGGCAAACTTTCGCAATATCATCTTAAAAATCGAAGCGCCTAAGATGGCTAAGGTTCGCGACAACACGATATTATCAGATGAGCAGTGTCAAAATTTCTTAGATTTACTGGTAGAACAGAAAAAATACCAAAAGGCTTGTGCTTTTGCGTTGGCTTGGGCATCCGGCAGACGTAAAAGCGAGTTAGTGAGAATCAAACACACTCACATTAAAGATGAAAATATCCGCATGGATATGTTCTACAAGACGCATGAGAAAGTTCGCACTAAAGGACAAGGAAGAAATGGTAAGATGATCTACATCTATGTATTAATCAATAAATTCAAGCCTTATTTTGATTTATGGATGGAAGAACGCCATCGCTTAGGCGTTCCGGATGAAATTGAAGAATTATTCGTATATAAAGATAAACAAGGCAACTGGCAACCGATGAAGGCTCAAACGTTATCGACTTGGGCGTTGTCGTTTGGTAAGGCGCTAAATGTTAGTTTCTATTTTCACTGTTTAAGACATAATTTCACGACTGAATTAGGTCGCTTAGGCTTTCCGGCTGAATTAATTCGTCAGATTGTCGGTTGGGAATCGGTTGAAATGGTGTCGGTCTATGATGATAGAGACGTTGATGATTTACTAGAAGATT